GTTATAACATACTTTGCAAATCTATTCAGCTCTTGTTGTACATTCTTTAACATATATTAATATCGTTATTTACAAGAACATCAAATGTCATTGCCCATCCAGCTAATTCATTTTCAAACCTATCATAAAAAGGCTCTAAACTCGGTGTGCCATCTAACTGATATAAATCTTGGTGTAATGTGCCTCCTCTTAATACTTGTGCTAATTTATTAAGTACTGCTAATTGAGTATTTAATATGTCTTGCTCATTATCATTACCTCTAAAAATATCTACTGTTGCTTCTTTCGAAACATCAACAATATCCATAGACAAAACAGATAAACTGAAACGTAATACATTATCTTCGTTATTTACATTATTTACTATTATGTGTGATAAAGGAAACATTGTTTGTTTACTTAAATCAATCTTTGTTATATCTCCAGTTGTTACATTATTAACGTTTACATCTGATAATAATTGATTCTTTATTGTTTCCGTTACTTGATAAAAACCCTTCATTAGAATTTACTTTTTATTTGTTTTGCTTCCAGCTCTGCTTTCTCTTTCATAAATGATAACATTGTAAAGCATTGATGAATATTTAATTTAGTGATATCTTCAAATCTTGTAATATCTCCGTTAGCGAGACCATAAATTGACTGATACCATCCCCATTTGTTTCCGAAATTAGCTGCTCTTGATAAGCCTCCATCTCCGCTTGATTGCTGGAAGAGAGTATCGTATGCTTCGACAGTTCCATTCCTAAATTGTAAAAAAAAAACAAAGAACCAATTGCTGCATCTAAAGGCATATCTTTCATTTTATCTGGATTCTCTACATTGTAATCAACTATATTATATTTACCAGATTTCTTTATTTTTATTTTTCTGTATAATACATTCATTGCAATGTGCATATTATTCCAATCATTTGCACTACCATCCAAGTCTACATATTCTCCTAAACTCATTTCGTCCAAGTCTGGTATGAATCCATACTGAACACCATTCATTGTAAACTGCTCTACCCTTTTTGGTGTTTGACTTAACAACTCATTAAGTATATCTATAATAGCAGTAACACTACTCATCTTTAATTTGTAGCTATCACTTAAAGGTATTCCACAAAATATTTCTATCATTTTAGCATTTAAGAAATTACCTTCTGGATTATCTTCTGCTATCTTTAAGAACTTTTGATATTGTCCTAATGTAACTTCACTTAATGATGTTGGTACGTTTATTTCAATCTTCATATATATATAATACTATTATATTAATGTCTTATAAAAAAGCCTATACATTTTTCATATAGACTTGTAAGTAATAAAAACTGGTTTGGTGTTTTTGGTTTCAATATTCTTATTTGCTTATTTGTTTTATGATGTATAAAGCATTGAATAGTAGAAATCATTTCCTCATTACTCATTATCTTATATTGTATTTACCTTTGTTTGGACTACTTAACTGTGATGTAATTGCATAACGTGCTGCATCAATACAATGATTAAAAGCATCAATTGGTTTATTAATTGTGTTACCTTCTCTATCTTTCATCCAACTATAACTCTGTAATTCTTTAATTAGGTTTTTACTTGTTGAGGTTACATAAATATCATTTTGATTTATTAAGTTGATACCATACACAATTGAATCTTTACCTTTTTTAACTGGCATTACTTTATGTCTATATGTTCTTAATTCTGCAATTGATTTTGGTTCTGCTGAATCTGCATATATTATATCATCTATATTAAGTTGTTTAAGTATGTTTGATATATCTACGTTTAGTAATTTAGTTTGATGTATAACCTCATCTAAAATATAAGTGTTATTATATTTATATAAACCAATTAATGTTGTTGGGTCATTTGTATAACCAAAGTCCATTCCGTAACATAATAACCTTGCTTCTGTTGGTAGTTGTTTAATCTCTTTCCAGTCTGGAATACATACACCATCTAAACTTCCTATTTGTCCAAGACCATATACTTTCCACCAGTTACTCCAATAAGTACTTGTCTTTGCTTTATCTCTTGCAGATTCAATATCTTTTACAATAGTTTCTGGTAATGCTTCATTGTCTTTATATGTTAATGTAATAAAGTCTGCATCATCATTTCCTACAACTTCTTTATGCGCCCAAAAATTAGCAGTTGGATTAAAGTCAATCCATATATCGCCAGATGTTCTAATACTTAATTGTGTGTATGCTTCAAAAGGTACATTGTTTGCTTCATTCACATACAATACGTTTCTTCTTGCACCTCTTAATTTATCTGGTTGTTCAACACTAAAAAATTCTATGTAACTGCCATTTGTAAATGTGTACTTTAAAGCTGATCTGTTCCATTGATTATCCCTAAATCTATTTGTTGCCATCATTATTTTTAAGAAATCTTTCATAGCACCTCTACGTAAATGAGGTATAGATTCAGATACTACACTTGTTTCAAGACCTGGTGTTCTTATACATCTGTCAATAAGTATTGGTATAATACCAAATGTCTTACCAGCTGATGTACCACCTTGAATTACTTTCTTACGTTTTTTAAGTGCGTGAAGCTTCTTTATTGCAGTAGTTGTTTGAAACATTAAAGATCAAATAAAGGTTGCTCAGATGTTATAGAAATGTCCTTGGTTTCTTTTGGTTTACCATACATGTAGTTCATGTATAATTGTATTGCTTTAAAATCACCTTCATCAATCATTCCTTTTAATTTTATAATTGCTTCATCTTTGTCAATATGTTTATTAAGCATTTCAACTAATTGCATTTCTTCTGACTTAGACTTTCTACCAGCACCTTCTCTTTTTCCTCCTCTTTTATTTTCTGACATTTGAAATAATTTGATTATTCATATAATTATATAATAAAAAAAACCTAACATTTTACTGCTAGGCTTTAAATTTATTTATTGATTAGTTTTATAATAACTTCTCGTTTAGTTGTTCAATCCAGTTTCTTAACATTTTCTTATTACAAGTACAAGGTTCACTGTATTTGTGATTAAAATACTTTGAATGTAGTTTACACATTATTTTAAAATCTTCATTTGACATTGTTGACGTTATTCTTTGTTTTACGCCTTGCCAAATAATTTTATCTTCTACCATAATTGGATATCATTTAATTGATCTTGTCTTTCTTTACATTTACAATTTGGATATAATTTTTTCCATATCCATTTGATACCAGTATAATATGTAATGCGCTCTATAAAGTCTCCTAATTTCATTCTTCTAATTTTTCTTTTAATTTGTCTTTTACTTTTCTATATGTGTTATATAAAGAATGGTATGTAATATTTGTTTTCTTTGATAGTTCTGTTATTGAATCTCCACTCTGTATAAGGTTATATACTTTTTTATCGTACCAATGTAGTTTTTTAATTTCTTGTTCAATTAAGTCGTTTGCTGATTCAAAGTCTACATATTCTCCACTACTTAGATCTACAACTAAGTCAATTGGTATTTTGTTTTCTTTTTTTTGTTTATTCTTTAATTGTAAAAAAGAAGTTCTTAATGTTCTATAAATATAATAGTAATTTACTTCGTCACCGTAAGATATATCTAATCCTTTTTTAAGCATAGTACCTATAATAAGATACATTTGAGAGACAATATCTTCTGCCTCTTTTCTATTGCATCCAAATTTTAATGTTGTATTTATCCACTTATTATGGGACTCAAATACTTTTTCTAACATGTATTACTGTTTTTCTAAAAGTAAAAAATATATTTGAATATAAAAAATAAAAGATATTAACACTAAGAAAAGTGTATAGTTACCGCTTCTACATCTAATTATTATTTTGCTAATACTATTTTATATATTAAGCATATACAAAAATAATTGTTTACTAAATAAAAATATAATTATATAATAATTCTAGAATGACAATTTAAAAGATTTGTATAGTTAGTTTTGTAATTTATAATGATTTTAAATTAATCACAAAACACATTAAAACGTGACTTGTATAACTGTTCTATACAATTAAAAAAGACATACAACAATAAATATAAGTAATAGGGGATTAAGAGGCTTGCTGCATTTAAGTGCGAATTTAACTATTTAAGCACCTCTTTGTTTTATGTTTTTTCGATTCCCCTAATACTCATATTATAACTCGTTACCAATGCATTCCTTCCATTGATGTACTGCTTTCTATTATTTCACACTTATCTCTTGACTTCCATTCCCAAGATTTTATTCGCATATTTACCATTTCGTATATTTCATCTCTTCTTTTATCAGGCACAGTGTCTATTAATAACTCTAGTGCATCCTTTTTTTTGTTTAATATAACTTGTTTAATTGATTTAGTTCTGTTCTTTAAACGTTCCAGTTTAGCTCGTTCTTTCTTTATTGTTTCTTCTTTTTTATCATTAAAATAAATATCATATACATTTCTAAACCTTGTAAAATTATCATAATATACATCTATCTTTTTTAAAGCATGAAAAATACTTGACCTGTTTCTTGATATTCCTTTTTCTGCAAACCAGTCTGATATCATTCTATCATTCATACCGTTTAGTTCATTTAATATTTTATATAGTAATGCTCTAAAGTATGCTTTGTCATTTGATCTAGATTTATCAAGTATATCTAGTTTTGTTATTTCACAAAAATCATTTGCTAATTCATCTGCTGCTATTCTATTATAATTATATCTCATCTTCAGCTACTCCATTAAAAGTTAATATTTTATCTGATGTTTTTGTTAGTGTTTCTTTGTCTAACGTGTATGCTTTACATATTTCCTGTATTTTACAGAAATCATTAAAGTCAAATTCATTTAACACCCATTTAACAAACTCTAATTTGTTTGCAATAAGTTTATCTCCTAAACCTTTGTCATCTACATCTTCAATCTTATTATAGTATTCAGATTCTATATGCATTAATTCTTTTATAGTTCTATTTATATTATTTTTTAGTCTATGTCTAAATAAACCAGTATGCATTGCTTCTTCTAAAAAGTGTTGATTTACAAATGATGTTATTATTGCGCCACTAATCTTTTCTAAATTCTTTTTTGTTAGTTCCATATTTGGTAATTGTAATTATGTTCGTTATAGTATTGTTTTGTTTCTTCTATCTTGTCTGCCAATAATTGTTCAAGATAGTTATAGATGTAATCTATTTCATCATCTGATGCTTTGTATATTTCTTCTCCTTGATAAAAATTAGTTTCTAATATCTCATCTTTTAAACTTACTTCTATTAAGTATTGTTCAGTATCTGAAATTAAAGTTACTTCATTTGGCAATGAGTTTATACAAAAATCTCTATTGTGATACTCTGGGTCTATTGTTTTTATAATATTAATTAGATTCATATTATTTGTATTCTTGTTTCGCGTTCTCTAACTCTAATCTTATTTGAACTTCAAGTATTTCTACTTGTCTTTGTAACCATAAATTGTCTGTTATGTTTACATAACTTTTTATTAAGTCTAGTGTTTCTTCCATTTGTTTTGTTTTTAACTGTTAAATAATATTAATATCATTGATATAAACCATAAGCACATATAAGCAACTATCATAATCATAAGTAGCACAAATAAGAACTCTCCGAATCTTGTAAGCATCTTCTTCATAATTATACGTTAAAGATTAAACCTAATAACATTCTTGCTATAAAATAGCTTGGTGCTAAAATCAATACTAAAGTTTGTAATTTTTTCATCTTGTTTTGTTTTAAAAGGGAGGTTTTACCCTCCCCATTGTTTTTATTTTTTTATAATATATTCTTTTTTTAAATCTCTTACTATTCTCTCGTATAGAGCAACCTCTTGCGATAAACTAGCTCCTTTTGTATACCATTGGTATTGTCCAATTTTTTCTGATTCTAAACTTCTAAACTCTTGTCTTGTTACTATTGTCATAATATTTGTTTTAATTAATAATAGTTAAATATAATACTATTTATTTAATTAACAACTATATTAACAAATTTTAACAAAATTTTAACATTTACGAAATTACAATACAAACAATGCCAATTATAATATAAGCCACTATTGATGCCATTACTATAAATGATATCAGTCCTTTTTCTGTGCTTGATTTATTCATAACTCTTTGTATTTGTTTTTTAATGATATGTAATGATAATCTGATTTGCTTAACTTTAAATCCATTAAGTCATCCATTGCATCTTGTCTTTTAATGCAAGGTGGTAATTTATCAATTAGTTGTTGTAGTTTCTGTATTAATTTTTTTTTGTACATAATTCTTTTTTTAGTTTTTCAATATATAATGTTGCATCCATTAATTCTTCTTGTAGGTGTTGTAGCCATTCTAAGGTACTTAAATCGTTTCTATCCATAGTATTATTGTATTTATTAATACCTACCCTAGAACGTTCTCTATATGAACTTACAACTGATTTAACAATACTATCTTGTTCTTCTTGCATCTCTGCCCATTTTTCTCTTGTATTCATTATTTCTCATATATTTTAGTTACTATTATTTGAAAGATACCAATGTATAAAACTATATCTTCTTCATACATTTCAATATCATTAAAAGTATAATGTCTTATGCCAAATAATAATCCTTTAAAAAAACCTACTTTAAGTTCGTATCTTACTAAGTTCATTTATTTTTCTTTTTATCATGTTTGTAGATTTTTGTGTACAAATCCCAAATAGCTTGAAAAGATTCTTGATTATTAAACTCCTTTCCATTGTCGTAGTATTTACCTTTACCAGCAAACTCATACCATACTTTGAATTTATTGTAGTAGACTACTGGATAAATAATAAAACCTTTTTTAAAACAGTATGCTTGCGCTTTATAGTTTAAATTTTTTAAAACTATAGTCTTTTTTACTTTAGGCATTAAGATCTAAG